ATTAGCAGGTACATTCGTAGGCAATGAAAAAATCATTTTGTACATTTGCGCATACCCTTTTTTAAATTTTCTAGCTTTCGCTTGTGCTAAATTCCTAGGATTTTGCATTTTAAATTCTAGCGAAATCCCAGAAGCGTTATTGCTAAAACTTTCATCGTTTGCGTTATAAGTCATAGACATTTGATAAATTAACCGCTCTAATCGATCTAACAGATTTTCTTGTGTTGTATCCGAACTAGGTTTATCTAAAAAATTAATGTCTACAGTCTCACCTTCGTTTAAAGGATCAGGACTATTAATCACTCGGTTATCACGTAAATAGGCAGCAACGTTTTCATCAGCTAAATCTACCCCTATCATTTTTAAGTAGGCATCCGCAAAATAACTCACGTCGTTCGCTTTTTCTGATAGAGCTTCGTTGTAATTATTAATCAGCGACCACACAGACTCAATACGTCCTTGTCGTTCGTCATTTTCCATAAACTCAATCATAGGCACTTCACCGTACGGATTAGCGATTGCCTCTTTTCCACCTAATAAATAAGACAAGGCTTTCTGAAAAACGGTTGGTCCTCTCTTAGTTTCCAATCGTTTAGAAGTCTTGTCTTGTGTAAAAATAAACGTTTCTGTGCTATTTTGTGGATAAACAGTTGCTGTTAGCTCGTCCTTTGTCATTTTGTTGTAAAGAACCGCAAACATAGGCGCTTTTAATAAGTCATCTGCGTAAACAATGAATCCTTGCGTAGGTTTTAAATAAGTCACGCACGTTTCTGCTTCTTCGTTTTGATATAAAAGCTTATAAGCATGTCCATAAATAGCAGTTAGCTTAGAAAGCTCTGCATCGTTGTCTTCTTCCTCATTTCGTTTACGGAAATTTTGAACAAATTCTTTTACCTCACCATCTGGATGAGTAATCTTTGTTGGTTTACCGTTAAAGAAAGCTGCAGAACTATCTACAACATAACGGGCAAAGTTGACTGCAATTCGATGGTCAGGTTTTCCAATTCCTTTATTTTTTTGATAATAAATATCATGTTGACCGTTGTAGAGCTTTTCTAATTCTTCGTAAAACCCTATTAATTTCCGATGCTTATTAATGTATTTATCCACCAAGCGTTCGTCAATCTTTGCGTTTTTATCACAATAAAAGACACGATTTCCTAAAAGGTCAACGAATTCACGTATTTTACTTTCAGTATTTGGTCTACTTACTTTTTCTGTCATTAAATAACCCCCTTCACGCTCTGTAGCTTAATTCCTCGTGATTTTTTACTACGATGTTCTACTGCGTATCGTAAAGCATCTATCACGTGATTATAGCTATCAATAGGTTCATTGGTGTACTCCCCTGTTTTCTTGTCTTTAGCCCATGTGTAGTTTTCTAATTCCTCAATCAGTTTTACGCAACGATCGTCTACGATTAGCTCATATTGCAATAAAAAAGAAAGCCCCTGTCGTATTGAATCAGGGCCTTTCTTAGCTGCACGTATTCTAGTAATTCCGTTCTTCTTGACTTCTGCAATAGATTTCTTTTCAGCTGAATCTGCAGTGATAACTTCTTTTGCATAGCCTAAATCTTTAATAACCGTTGAGATTTCATCATTCAGCAAGCCTTTTTTGACGTATTCTTCAAGAACATAAATACGTTTGTTCTTCTCGTCTACCTTTGCATGCACAAAAGCGGAAGGGTCGTTTACATACCCAAAGTCTAAGCCAAAATCTGAATCAATCTGTCTTAACAGTTCGTCGTGCTTGTCTAATCGTTTTCTCTGATAGTTTGGAAATACAAGTTTATCTAGCGTAGCAAATTCTCCTAAAGCATATATGCGATAATACGCTGGGTTTCGTTTGGCTAAATCCTCAATCACCTTTTTATTTTCACTATCAAGAAACCGATTGTCTTTATAGGTGCTGTGATAAATACCCGTTCTTCGTTGGTCGACTTCTGCTTCCTCATCAAAGAAAGATTTATATACCCAGTTCAGTTTAGAAACTGGGTTAAACATTAAAAAGATTTGACGTTTCACATGCTTACGTTCACGTAAACGCAAAGTAAGCTGTGTATAATCTTCTAGTGTAAATTCTGTTGCTTCTTCCATCACGACGTCAGACAGCCCTTTGATGGATTTTATTTTCTCTGGGTCATCCATTCCCTTGAAAAGAAACTCTGCGCCGTTTGGTAACGTGATTCTAAAATCAGTGTTATTTACTTTACACTTGTCTAGCAGTCCCCAATCAGAAAGACACGCTTTCACATCCTCGAAAATAGAGTCTTTTAAGCTATGCCCTACTTTTCTTGTAAATAAAATCTTTCTTGGTTTCTTCCATCTTTGACATGCTTTAAAAACAACCTTTTGAACGACACCGTGACTTTTGCCAGATGAAGCGCCGCCCCAATAAACCTCGGTGAATTTAGAATAATCCACCAATCGATCATAAAACGATTTGTTAAAAACTCTTGACGGGAAGTTAAACTCTAAAACGATATTACGTTTCTTCGTCTGCATCCCACTCACCAACCTTAATCACAATATCGCCCGTTTGTAAATCGACTTTATCAGTGAACAGCGCATGACGTTTACCAAGAAGCTCGGCTGCTTTTAAACGGTCTTTTGCGCCCACATCGATGTCTACAACGGCTTGTGCGCCTTCGCCTACACCAATTAGCGTTGCTTCTTTGTACTCGCCACGCATAACAGCTGTTAGGTACTCTAGCACCTCTTGGGCATCGGCTGTTCGTTCGTTTTTCAGTTCTGCGAGGCGTTCGTCTATATAAGCTCTGAGGTCAGGTTTAGTCAAGTTTTCCTGTCCTATCTGCTTTGCAGTCTTTTCGCTATATCCCGCTCTGATAGCAGCCTCTTTGGCATTTCCTGTCTCGATGTAAAAGTCACAAAATCGTTTCTGTTTCTCGGTCATTCGCATGTTATTCACCGCCTTTCTGTCTAATAATTTATCACTTCATGTACTTCTCTACATTCTCTTGTATATGCTTATCTTTCCAACCGCCATGCCCACAATAAACAAGCTTACAATCATCAATTTCCTTTGGTGTGGCTTCTCTCGTCATTTCGACAATAGATGCATTCTTTTTTATCTGCACAGACATTACAACACGCATTGAAACAGTTGAGTGCTTCGGCTGTGGATATTCATGTGTTAACGATACATACCAATAGCTTTTCATGTTCTCTCTCCTAATTGTTTTTATGTATATTTGTTTATTGTAAGACAAACACTTTAATCCCTGTTATACTCATTGAAAGACAGCAACTCCTTTTTGCTTCATGTAACACTTCCAGTTATTTCAAAACATAATCTGCTGTCTGGCCACTAGATATTTTATCTGGTGGTTCTTCATGTGAAAACAATCCAAATATCCGACAAAACTTGACAGCTGTGTTACACTTGTTTTAGGTAGCACTCTTTCATAATAGCTAAAGTTCATAAACTACAAGTGACACGAGATTTTCACTAACGCTACCTAGCCACTAGATCCCATTTCTAGTGGCTTTTTTATGTACGAAAAAAAGACCACTCAAAGAGTGATCTTTAATATTATTTATCTTTTTTGTATAGTTCTTGAGATTTCTTTTCATTATAATCATTAAGAAAAATTCTTAAATCTCGTGCTAGCTTTTCATTCTCATGTTCTTTCACTTTCTCATCTTCCATACGTTCAAACTTAGACAATATGTCTTTCCGAATTATTAAAGTATAGTATATAATAATTTGTATTAGCGTTCCTAACATTATTATAACTAATATTCCTAGTATTAATACTAGGAACCCATGTATTAATGAAAATAATAAATCGTTTAACAAAGATAATAACGTAAAGAGTGACGAACTAAAAAAACCTAAATTAATCATTCTTATTAAAAACTTTAAATCATCTTTATCTTTTAACTTTCCAAAAAAAGAATTAGAATCTGCACCTAAAACAAAAGAATATAATGAAAAATATATACCAATTAAAACTGTGGCAACTGTTATAATATTATCATTTTTATAAACTAATGCATCTACTAATATAGAATAAACTATATTAATATCGTCCTTAAATATAAAAAAAACTAAACCAGCTATAAGAGTGCTCATGACAACCAAGATAATCAGTATGCTACGCAATAATTTATCCAATAATTTCATCCGGAACACTCCTATCATCCTCTATTTTAATTTAATTTCGTCAATAGAAATATTCTTAAGTGGTAAAAATTTACGGTACTCAGGATTTTTGTTTCTATTGTGATAATCATAATAATGTTCAGTAAATTTATTTGCTAAAAAATCAAAACCATTTGATTTTATCTCTCCTAAATCAGTATTGTATAACCCATCCAATTTAAGATTGATTGTTTCTTTTTCTTGAGTTTTTGGATTTAAAAAAGTTACTTTGGCTGATACTAAGTAATCTGATTTTATATTAATCATTTCTAAAATCTTAGATACCATGTCAGAAGACATATTTTTCCTCATTCTACCTTTTTTAAAGACGATGGTTGTTTCATTAGCCCCCATCTCTTTACCAGCGTTCACCGGTGACTCTACTGCCTTCTCCAACAATGTTTTATGTTCTCCGTAATCTTTAAAAACAGAATTTAATGAAAAATCATCATTTTTAACAGTAATGACGATTTCTTTTATGCTCTCACTTGCTTTGACTAAGGATAACATTTTTTCTTTTATAATAGGTACTAATTTAACCGTATATTCATCACCTTCAAGGAATTGACTCAAATATCCTTCTAAAGCATTTTTTTTAGGACCTAAATTAGTGAATTCCATTAATAAAAGATGTGCTTCACAAATAAATAAACAAGTATTAGGTTGGTAAACATCACCAGATATTTCTTCTAATTGCTCAGATCCAATTTCGCCTGCAAAAGGCTTATCTTCAAGAAATTTACCTATCCAAACTGTTCTGTTCCCTACTTCATACTCATAACCATCCATAGCCATACCATTATCTTTACGTTTCATTTCAGGAAATCTATGTCTAGATAAAAAGATGAATTTACCATCAACTTCTTTTGTTCGATCCTTTGCTTGTTTATTATTTATGTGATCAATCAAGTTACTAATAGGGTAGTCCGTTTTCTCACCATTTTTACAAATAAACACGTTAAAATACAAAGCTTTCATCTTAATCCTCCACATGAATTTATATCTACTATATTAATTAAATCAAAAAGAAGTCAGAAAAACAAGCATTTTTCTTGACTTCTTTCTAGTAGATATAATCATAAGGATTACAATCCATATTATACACAAGAACAAACGTTCGATCAAGTGTAACTAGTACTTACAAATAAAAAAGAGACACCAGCTTGCTAGTGTCTCATCATGAATGTAGTAGAAACATCTATTGACGATCCTAATTTTATTTAAGCAGCAAAAGCTACTTACTGGAACAATAGGAGTCGAACCTATACCGACGGTTTTGGAGACCACTGCTCTACCAGTTAAGCTATATCCCATTAACACTCACAAACCTGTAGAAAAAAGAGAGAGGAATTACACCCCATTTCTTTTAGTTTGAGAACGTCTGATTTGTGAGTGATCATTTGCAAACTACATACCGCTATCTTGACAAGTGCTTTCAGCGTACGTCTACGTGTAAGCTTAATGCCAAGTTTATTGCAATATTTGGCTACCTACGACTAAACGAGACCAAAAGAACTGGACTTTCCACATCCTTATTCTTTATTTTTTTGTAGGTAGCCTCAAAAGATAAGCGAAACGGAGCTAAGATAGGTAATGCATGCCTTACCTCGTTTCCTTATCTTTCGACACTACCATAGTAACATCTAAATATTGATAAAAACCGCCAACTTTCCGCAAAAAAACCGCCAAAAATTTTATCTATAGGCGATTATTTTTCCATTTCGATACGCTTCAGCAAATTCAATTAAAGCTTCTGATTTCATACGTTGAATACTTCTTTCAGAATATCCAACTTCTCTAGCAATCTTGTAATTAGAGTAATGATCCTGCACACAAAAACTGTAGTGCAGAATTTGTCTACTAGTCAAACTCAAAGCCATAAGTGCAGATAAAATTGCATCTCTTTCTGCTTCTGCATCAGCTAATTGTACCAGTGCATCTTCTGTTTTGTTTCCGTGGCTTTGGCTTTTAGGCATCTCTGTAATAATTGGTGATTTTAAATCTATCAAAGAACGACCAGCTATTCGCTCTAAACGTCTAAAACTCTTCAACACATTTCTAGCATTCGCTTTTGTTTGTCGAAAATCTACTTCTTTTAACAATAGAATCAAGTGAAATCGCTCCTTTTATGGTATAATAATTTATAATAAACATATCATCATTTAAGAGTTGCTTAGCGGAAACTAAGTAGCTTTTTTTATTTATCCAAACATATATAAGAAATGCTTATTCTTTGCTCATCAGCGACTCTATATGATATAAATTATACTAAGAATACTATTCCAATAGCTATTCACTTCTCAGCCAGTCGGCGGAAACCGACTGGCTATTTATTTATCAAAATATTCATCACTCATACATGTTTGTAGTCAACAAATTATTGGTTGACTATAAAGAAAACAATAATAATTCTACAATATTTTACAATCTTCCATTCGTCATCTTTCACATCATCTTTATTCATTTGATATTTTCCATCTAATAAATATTTTTGGCATAGAAAGTATTTTCAAATCTATTTTTCAATGGTATAATCACTTTAACTTTCTTGGGGATTTTATTTATGAAATAAATTTCCTCCTTTTCTACATTAACTTCTGGTAAACAGTTAATAGTAGTACACGTCTCTACAAGAGATTTATTGTCGATTTTTAATCGGCTATTTAATAGCACTTTATTTGGGGAAAGTGCTAACTCACACCTAAAGAACAACTGGCGGAAAACAGTTGTTTCTACCACATAAGTCAGCTAGTGGTCAGCTGGCTTTTTTTGTTGCCTTAAATTTCATAGTAATGTATTATTAATTGTCTCTATCTGAGATGAAAATGTATCTATAACTAGCTAGCGGAAACTAGTTAGTTTTTTTATACTATTTTTTGTTGGTTTTAAAACTACTTAGCCTTTTTATATAAATGTGAACGTCGAATAATTGAATATTAAATTCTTTAAATTTAAGCATCTTCTTTACTCGCTTTCTAACCGAATAATTCTCTTTGATCTGTTTACCCGTTTTACCCACTACACTTGTTCCTCCAAACTTGTAATTTCTATTTCTGTTCGTGGTCGTATACTGTACAACTTTTGACAAACCATTACAGCAATTTGACCATCGTTTTTATATAAAATACCTTCGGCAGCATCAGTGACTGCTTTGAAATAATTATCCAAATCAGGCTTTTTATCGCAATATTTCCGCTCTAATTCCACTTCTAAGCGTTTCTTATTAGAGCTTAGTACATATTTAGGAGCAGAAATATAAAACATCACATGTGCGAAAACTGGTTCTTTTTCAATCAACTTTGCTCTTGATTTACGAAGATAATTCTTTACTTGATTTTTGTATTCTTTCATCGCTCGATCTTCGTAGGTTTGAACATAATTTCCACGTCTTGCGAATCTTGGACGACTTTGTGGCTTAGGTTCAATCGGTAGAATAATTCGCATCTCTTCCACCTCGAACCTTACAAATCGGCTTCTTTGACGAATACTCCGTTTACCATTTTCCCTTGGCGATTTTTGATTTCGCTATATGCTTGATTTAAGCATTCGTATAAATCCATGTTATTTTGCATAGCAAGAATAATTAACGTCACAACCACGTCCCCGATACCATCTCTTAGGTCGTTTTCGTTGTTTCTTGCCAATGCAGCCCCAACTTCTCCGACTTCCTCAATCACTTTTAGCATTTGCTTTTCAGGTTCCGCTTTATCTAAACGCTTTTCTTTCGCCCATTCTTCCACTAATTTAACTAATTCATTCATCTAAAATTCCTCCCCGAAATCTAATTCACGTTTTAGCTTGCTGTGAATTGATTCTAGCTCTTTTTTGTATTCTTTGACTGTTTGTATTGTTTTACCACTAGAAAGCACATAATCGCGTTCTATTGCGACGAGAGCCTTACTTAAATTGCCATAATAACCAATCAAAGCGAGTGATTCTTTTTGTGTACCGTCTTTATCAGTCAAAATGGTTAACTCTCCGTGTTCGTTTCGTCTCGCTTTATTTACGATTACTTGCTTATCATCACTAGTAATTCGATAATCAAGTACTCTCATTTCAATCATGACTTGCCCTCCAAAAATTCTTTTATTTGCCTATCAAGTTCAGCTTGCTTTTCTGGTGATAGTTTTTCCTCTTCTTGTTTTGGTTCATTTACCCAATCTGGTAATTGCTCTTGTCTAACTGGAGGATTCGTATATCTTGCTTGCGTTGTCGTTTCAGACAAGTCGTATTCATCGTTAAAACGTTCATCACGTATCCAGCGGAACAATTCTTGTGGATGATACCAGTCGTTTAATTTGATATACTTAAGATAAGCTTTGTATCCTGTTTTAAACCGTTCGAAGTCTTCATCTGACTTAATTTTCTTTAAGAATTGCTCTTTGGCTTTTTTCTTATTGGTTTTCTTCGGATATGTTTTCCAAACTTTTTCAAATAATTCAGACATGGTTGAACTTTGTTCAACACTATATATATTCTTTGTATTATTCTTTGTATTATTAATTAATGTATTATTCTCTGTGAAGTTTTCTTCACTAGGGGTAGTGAAATTTTCTTCATCCCCCTCCTGATGATTTTTTCCATAGGTGATGAAATTTTCTTCACTAGGGGTGTAAAATTCTGTATCAGTTGGATACGGTAAGATATAGATATGTCTCCGATCTAACATTTTGCTGTTTGGCTTATAAAAAATTTGCATTTTTATATAGTTTCTTTCTTATAACTGTTTCAGCCATGAAATAATTGTTCGCTTGCTAACGTTATACAGATTTGCAAAATATTGATTCGTTGCCCAACAATAGCCTCTTTCATTTGCTAATGCCGTTAGCTCTCCATACAATAATTTTGCATTCCCATTTAAGTGGTTATCATAGCGAACAATCGCTGGGATAATGGCGTAATATCCTCTATGTTCATTCACTAGTTATCCTCCTCATCAACAACGACCGTATAAACATATTTATGCTTAATTTCTCCGTTAACGACTTTTTTTATTGTTTGTGCTTCAATAGCTATTCCTTTACCATTTCTTGAACCGATATAGACAAATGCTAATAGTTCAAAAAATAGTTTTTGACTCGATGTTAATTGCCTGTATTTTTCAAGTAATTCCTCTACCAAACTGTTAACCTCCGATATTCAACTTCTTACGTTCTTCAACGTTTAGTTTTACTGGTTTAATTTGATACTTGTTTAAAAAGTTCTTAGTACCTATCTGATGTTCTTCTTGATGATGTTGACGACAACCAGCGTAAAAAGTAAATGTTTCGTGATTAATCTTTTGACGATTTCGCCCCATACCGACTACCTCGATATGACAAACATCGGCATGTTTCCCACAAATACAACACTTACGGTATTTAAGGCAGTAATAAAACCATTTGTTATTTTCTAGCAAGTATTGGTATCTCTTTTCTAGTGGTACATTATTTTTCAAAATGAATTCGATTAAAAAACTAATCCATTCTGTTGCTTCATGTCGTGTAGCCTTACTATGTTCAAAATACACGCCACTTTTAGCTTCGTAGTAATACTTTAAAACTTCCTCTATCCATTTGGGTTCGTCATAACTCCAACGAGCTATATCAGCTATTAAAACGTGAGAAAGTGCATTCTGTTTTTGAGACATTTGTCGATTATCTAATAGTTCAACTTTTACTAAATTGTCATCGTTGTTAGCTAGGAGTTTGAGGAAATTCGAGTTGATCTCATCCTCAAACTCAATCGCCAATTTATTTCCTTTGTGTTTTATGATTTTTCCAATCATTCAATCACTTCTTATCTTCTTGAACCTTCTGCCTAGATTCATAAAAATTTATCCACTTCGCAAGCAATTTAGAAATAACACCATAATCATAAGCACTATATTCTTCAAATGCTTTTTTAGGATTCAAATCAGAATCATTTATAGCTAACGATTTCACAGCTTCAAATTCTTGCCCTGCCAGCTCGGCTACTCTACTAATTGATGCGTTCAACATATCAATTTGCCGTTCAGTAATTGCAGTATTTTTTAGCTGTTCTTTTTGGTATTTATCAGGATCATCATCATCTGTTGCGATATTAAAAAATTTCAATAAAAAATATTTTTCCGCATACGTTAGTGCTTTTCCTACACCCTTTTCTCCTTCAATATCTACTCCTTGGCTATACCATGAACAAGCAACAATCTCAGAAGGATTATGAATATTAATCCATGTCATCATTAACTCTAGCTCTGTAAAATACGTTGTACGTTTTTTGGCTACAGGCTCTTTCTTTACTTTATCCGCTTTCCATACCTCATCTTGTGATTCCCGAACTTGATGAGCAACAATTTCTGGCTTCAAAATTAATCCAACTTGATTTATGACTGTATTCAATGCGGATAGTACATCGCTTGACCCCACATAGCTGTACTGCTGGCCACGTTTACTTTTTTGAATATATGGTGCTTTTTGTCTCACATACGCTAATTTTTGATAAACATTCAACTTAGAAAAATCTGTTTTGGTTGCTTCAGTCATTCAATAAGCCCTCCTTATATCTTTTTCCTGAACTCACATATTCAATTAAATACACGTTTTCTTCGCCTAATTCTTCTATCAAATCAACGATTGTATCTTGTGTAGCAATTTTTTTACAGGTGAGTACTGGTTGTCCTGTATAAAGACATTTCATTGCAAAAGTTAGCTCAAACACACCGTCTTCATCAGCAATTTCATTTCCAAAACAATCAGTAGTGTCCACTGGATCATCTTCATAGGTTTCCTTATATAGTTTTTCAGTCGGCTCTGTTAAATATCTATCTAGTACATTAGCTTCTCTACGATTCATTCACAAAACCTCTTTTCTGTGTTAAAATTTTTCTAGTATAATTTTGTATGCGACTATTTGTTTGGCGGCTTAAGTCGCTTTTTTGTCGTCATGCGACACCTCTGCGCTCTTTTTGTTGCTGGTACCATAAATCAGCAATTTTTGGGGCTTGCTTTAGTTTTTCTTTTCTTGTCATTTAATTCTACCTACTTTCTTTGCCATACTTTAACTTGAAAGGTGATGAATAATTTGAAAAAATATTTTGATGTTTTTGTAAAATGTGTAACTACTATCGGAGCTTTATTTGCTATTTGGAATGTGATGCAAAACAACAATCAAATAAAAAAAGTTAATTATGAAAATGAGCAAAATATAAAGTTAGAACAATCAAAAAATATTTCTGTTTGGAACAATGAACAATCAAATAAAAATAGCCCCATATCGCTCGAAAAAATTCCAAATGTGATAGCTAATAATTCGAATCAAGCACCAGTATATAAAGTATTTGTTATTTCTATTCCTAATAAAATAGACAATGATTCATTATCTAAAAAAGTATCTTTCGCTTCAGAATTTAACAGCTATAAATATTTAGAAACTCTGCCACCAGGAAAAGTCGAATTAAGTCTTCCTGTTTTACCAAATGCTATGGGGGGCATTCATGGTGTACCTATAATATTTTTTACGGATTTTAGAAATGTTGAATGGTATAGGGATCAACAAGGGCGCCTCATGGAGTATCCCAAATACGAAACTTTTTTAAATAAAAATGGAATTAATCCACCATATCGTTAAAAATTGTCAATATCGCTAAAACAATTAATACAATAGATGCAACCGAAATTAATAAGCCGACAGAGTCATATAAGAAATTTGTAGGACTTTTCTTTATAATATTTATCCATGACACTAGCGAATCCCCTATAAAAAATGCCATGATTAACAACATTGATATTAAAAACGTTCCGATAAATTTTTTCATACAGAAGTACCTACCTTTAATAAATTTGAAATACTCCTCTCTTATAAACAGCTTGGAGTATTTACTTTTTTTGCTTGGTTTAACTTTTCTTTTCTAGTCATTTCAACTCACCTCGAAAAATCTTCGATAATATATCCATCAAATCGTTTGGATCATCTGTGACAAAAGTATGTGTATTTTTAGTCGTAGTTTCTGTTGCAATACCGTACATCTCCTTTAATAAACGATGTTTTGGACAATCACAATCTGATTGTTCCAGTTTTTTTTGTTAGTGTATATTGGCTATGTGCAGCAATGGCTACTATCGTGCCTTTTCCAACTTGAGATATTGCCATCTCTCCTTCTAAATCGATAGCTGCCAAAGATAAAGCTACATCTTCTTTCTGACATTCTTTTGCTAGTTTTTTAATCAATTTTTGAATTTTATCGTTCATTTTGGTATACTCTCCTTAGTTCATTTTGTATGTGTCCTAATCGTTGGCAGACGATTGGGGCTTTTTATTTTGTCTTTTTTGAAAATGCTGATACTCCGCTTCATCCCAGTTGAAAAACCAACGGATAAAAAAAGGTACACTTATTGTTGCCAACACTGGAACTGAAAAGTGGATTTTCAATAACACACCTAGCGCAATCATCAATAAAAATGCGCCTATCAATCGTGATTCACGTATTGCTTTCATATTTACCCTCCTATAGTTTTTTTGATATAATTCAGTTGAAAGTGGGGTGTCAAAATGTTTTTTGTAATAAAGAAAGCTTCTAATAAAAAATACTATTTTGTAATTAAAACCGAAGAAAATGAAGTAATCGCATCAAGTAAGACTTATTACTATAAATCTTCTGTTTTAGAAATTATTGAATCCATCAAAAGTGATATGGATCAAAAAGCTATTATTGTTGACACTACTTTTAACTGGGGATAAGTTAAGGCTTATCCTTTTATCATTACTAGCCTATTTCTTTAAGCATATCTCCATTACCATTAGCCTTATCAATTCTTGCTTGTAATTCTAAGTTAGGCTTCCATCTAGGAATTAGAGCTAAAGCTTCTTCATATCGAACTTTTGGAATGTCTACATAAGAGGCTACATCGAATAATGCTTTCAATTGTTTATAGCAATTACTAAAGGCTGATTGCTTAATACTTGAATCCTGATAAGCCAATGTTTTTTTGCCACCTAATACTTTGATAACGGTTGATGAAACTAGCCCTTGTATCTTTCGTTGTTGGCTTCTATTAATTGTAGTTTCTGTTTCTAGCTTATCTAAACGTTGATTTACAAGAGTCAATCCACGTTCATGTTTTAACGCAGCTTCTAATAACAATTCTGTGTTATTAATCGGTAAGTTTGATTGAGTTTTAAGCAATTCCTCCATTTGGTTAAAAGCTTCAATGTATTTCAGTTTGAATGAATCTGCTTTTTTTCCAGTGAATCCAAATGCAATGAAAGAAAAGCCATCTCGATTCATGTAGTACAATCTTTGTTTTCTACCTCTTGAATCTTTGTATTCTCCTTCAGCAAACATGTTTTGGTAATAAGCCGAATTTTCGGCCGATTGAATTTTAGCCTCTATTGCTTCAATAACATGCTTATGTTGTTTTTCAAATACTTCAGCAACTTGTAAACTAGTTGTTACTGCTTGTTGGTTTTTCATAATTACTAAGTTGTCCATTTTTTCCTCCTTAAATTGTTTCTGTATCGCTCTTTCCTTTAATCCCAATGATTCATGATGTCATTACAAATTTTTATAGCTTCTTTAGCAGGCCAATATCTTTTTCCCTTGCTAGTACCAGGCTTTCTTTTCTCGATCATTTGCATACGTTTATCTTTTACAAAATTTTGTTCAACTTCGGGAACAGACATTGAATACCTTGACGATAATTGTTTGATGTCTAAATACTCGGCACGTTCATTTAATCCTTGGCTAGCTTCATCTATTACTTGCTCAAACATTTTTCTTAGAATCTTTTCTATAATGTTGTATAGAAAGTTTTTTGAAGATGAATCTAGAAAATTTTCCATTCTAATCACCTCACTTGATATTTAAGATTTTTTTGATTTTCTGAACTTGCTCTTCTGAACGTCTGCGGCCATGAAGTATATCTGATAAGTACGGACTTGAAATCCCTAGTTGTTTTGCTAACCAAGATTGGTTTTTCCCTGCACGAATTAGAGCTGCTCTAACATCAATCGCTAAGTCTTGTGACATATTTATTACTCACTCCCTTTTATTTTTAAATTGTAAGCTAAAAAATTAGCTAATTTAATAAAATCCGTTGACACTTTCTAACACATATTGTAAAATGAACCCATAGCTAAATAAGACTTTAAAAGCCTTCTAAATCAATACTTTTACCGTTCCCCAACGATTTTTAAGTTTTGTTTGTAGGTTTTATTTGAGAACTTATTAGCTAATAAATTAGCTTACGTGATTATATTACTAACAAATATTGTAAATGTCAAATGTTTTTACTAACTTTTTTTGTAAATAACGCGTAACTAGAAGGAGAATGCATTCATATGAACCTCTTGGAACGTATAAAAAAACTAGCAAAAGATAGAGATGTGTCTATTTATCAGCTTGAAGAAGAAATAAATATTGGACGAAATACTATTTATCAATGGAATAAGCGAACACCTTCTTCGGATAAACTTGAAGCTGTAGCCAATTATTTTAATGTTTCTGTTGATTATTTATTAGGTCGTACTGAAAATCCAAACCAAGCTGGTGCTAAACCATCTGATGATTTAGATGAAGTATTAGACAATGTGATGAGTTTCGATGGTGAGCCTTTGGATGATCATGATCGGGAAGTTATTCGTGCTTATTTGAAAGGGAGATTCGGAAAATAATTTAAAGGTGTTCTATATGAAAAGTATCAAAGAGTTGGTGGAAGAATATGAAGTAGAGTTAGTTTTCGCTCCAATAAATAAGCGCGCATGTTACGAGCCAGTCAAAAGAATAATTTTCGTAAATCAAAATTTATCTATCGAAGAACAAGAAGAGTCTATATTCCATGAGTTCAAACATGTTGTCTCCCATTCGGATTATATTGAGTTATATAAAATTCCTTCTTTTAGAAATAAGATGGAAGCTGAGGCAGATTATCATATGTTTAAATGTCTTATTGAAAAACATGACGGGCAATTTAATTATTCTAATGTGATTACTCATTACAATTTAAAGATGGGACAGGAAACTTATTTAAATTAAAAAAAGCTTGGTATTTAGAGAGTGAGAGAATTTCATTGAAGATAAATCAAAAAATCTATAATTACTCTGTTGTTGTCTTAGCATTAATTTCAATTGCTTTAGTTATTTTTGATTTTTCAAATGTTATTAATATTAGTGATCCACCATTTAACATTATTGATAATTTTATCTTAATCACATTTACAATTGACTACATTGCTAGATTCATTATTTCAAAAAATAAAATCAAATTTTTTAAAGAAAATATTTTTGATCTGATTGCAATAATTCCTTTTGATGCTATTTTTTCTTTCTTTAGAATCGCTAGGTTATTTCGAATAGCTAAAATAGCTAGACTTGCAAAGCTAACAAGAGCGATAGGTGTGGTTGGCAAATTAACAAGAAACACTAAATCATTTTTAAATACGAATGGATTTTTAAACGTGATTTATTTAAGCTCAGTTCTTATTGTTATTTCAGCAATGATTTACTCATATGCAGAAAATGTCCCGTATATTGATGCATTTTGGTGGGCTTTAGTGACAACAACTACTGTTGGTTATGGCGATATTTCACCAGCTACGCCATTAGGTAGAGTTGCAGCAATCATTTTAATGATTTTAGGAATTGGATTTATTGGTATGCTTACTTCAACTATTACAGAATATTTTAATAAAAGTAATAATAAAGATGAAGAATCAAATGATAAAATTGAAATACTAATTAATAAAATTGATCAATTAGAAACTACGATTGAACAACTAAAAGAGGAAATAAAAAAATAACGCACCCTCTCCGACCAAGAAGTTAGTGCGTTAAAAATAGAAACAAAATAGGCTTATTTTGTTACGCCTATTTTACCACAAAGAAAAGGACGTGAAAATATGGCGAAACTAAATTGGTCCAAAAAATACAAATATGTTTTTTCTTACTCAAATAAAAAAGGAACTTTTTGGGGATATCGCTATCCTTATTACAACTCTCTAAAACACCGAAAAGAAGCTAGCAAACGTGGATTTGAAAGCGAAAGAGCAGCGAATAAAGCATTGCTAAAAATCCAATATGCTTTAGAAACACAAAACACTTCCTTCATCGAAAATAAACAACTCACCATAGATGAATGGATCGATGTATGGATACCTTACGCCCAAGACAATTGGAGTGTTTCAACTAAACAAAACATTGAATCTGCTATCAAATTTCACATATCACCATTAATTGGAAATCAAAAACTATCTTCTTTAAATAAGATTACCTATAAACGAGAATTTATTGATAAATTAAGACAAAAAAACAAATATACAGAATCTACCATCCAAACTTGGCATAAAATTGTAATGAGGATGATTAACGCTGCAGTACACAATCAAATCATCCCTAGCAACACGCTAACAGGCTTTAAATTTGATTTAAGTAATAATGTTCGTTCGTTCTCTAAAAAGGAATTACAGCGATTTGTGGCGGTTTTAGAAAACGAAGATATTCAAACACAAGTTATATTTTTGACTCTGCTAAAATCTGGAATGAGAAAAGGTGAATTGATGGGGCTTCGTTGGAATGATATTGATTTAAACGAAAAATATTTCGATATCAATTCTACACGTGGTGATTACGGTGAAAACAAACCTAAAACAAAAACCAGTATTCGTAAAGTTTATTTTGACAACTCATTACTCACTTTAATAAAAAAATACAAAAATCACGAGAAAGAACGGCTTCTTAGAGAAGGTATAATTTTAAGAGAAAAGGACTATTTTATTTTAAGTTCTCGAAATTTACCTATCAAACAATCAAGAATTACGTATATATTTCGCCTGTTATGTGAAAAGGCAGAAGTTCAAAACATAACCGTGCACGGGCTAAGACATACACATGCAACGTTTCTAATTGAAGCAGGAGCAAACATTAAATATGTTTCAACCAGGTTGGGACACAAGAATATTAATATAACTTTGGATGTTTATAGCGATGTATTAAAAGAAGAAGAAAAAGAAACAGCTGATATGATGGATAAACTTATTGAGAACTTGTGA